AAGCGTGATTCCTACCTTTCAGTAAGTGAGGATGATATGACCCTTGTAACTGTTGATCTTGCGGAAGATTGTAAGATTCAGACAGACGGGGGTATAAAAGACGGTGTGAAGGTTACATGCCGTGTAGTTGATACTAAAAACTACCTTGATGAGGATGGTGTAAAGCAATTTACATATCATCCCCAAGAAGAACTTAAATTGAAAGAGTCATATTCTACGTCATCCTTTTATTTATTAAAGGATTTCAAGACGGCATCTCACTGGCCTAAAGAAGGGATCTTCTATTGGGTGTGGAAAGCAAGTGACGGTCTACGCTGGGAGCAAGTGTGAAACCCGAACCTTTAGAGATCCCTGTAATCATTAGATCTGAATATATTGAATACATAGAAAAACACATGAGAGAAAGGAGAGATTATGGTAATATCAATAGCCTAGACGACGAGTGCAATTTTATGTCAGGTGTTATGTGTGCGACAACCTTTCTAACAGTACCTCCTCCCCGTGAAAATATAAGCCCTATGATTCATCCTAGATGGATTATGAATCCGTTAACGGGTAGATCTGCTATCCCATTTGATGATGACGATAAGCGCGATCCGTATGATGAGGATTAATGCTCTGTTCATGCTATGACATGAACTGGGGCCGTGTATCGGCGACCTGCTCTATATGCGGTCGTAAGATTAATGGGGGAGCTTAGGGTGTCAATGGGTTGGGGTTGCGTGTTTGGTGCGTCAAAGTGCGTTTAAAGTGCGTTATTTCTGCAATCCCATGCCTAGCATTGCGTCAGTCTTGGTTTTAGATCCTTTGGCCGCCGCTTCTGTAATCATCGGCATAAGTTTGGATCCTAACATCTGAACGTACCATGGAGATCCTTCAAGTTCTTTAGCGATATTATGCATCATATTCATTTGAGAACCCTCCTCAGAATTTTTCATTTCTTTCGCAACATTTCCCATTGCTCCAGCCCAAAACTTCTGCAAGTTCTCTCTCGCTTGAGGCAACATAAATTCCTCAAAATCAATTAACATCTGTTCTCTTATCTTTTTAGTAATTACATCTAAAGACATAAGAAGAGTCTCGTCAGATTCATCAGATCTTAACCAAGTCTCAATATTTTTTCTCGTTCTTAAGGGTATCCAAAATGTATAGACTAAAAAGTAAAGACCAAAGCTCAATATCCAAATGACGGCAAATGTTTCGTCGTTCATCCGAAGAGTTTATCCTTAACATATTTTAGGGATAGTGAATATCCTTTTCGAAGCATGCATCCTTGAATCCATGTCGGACCTAGTAACCAATAACCTATCCCAAGATTATCTTTTGCGTTCATTACACAATCGGCTAGGGCTTGTTTGAAAGCCGGACTGTCTGGGAGTGTTTCCTCCACTGCTTCTGCTATTGGATCTGTAAGTTCGTCTTTAATTTCTTTTACTATATCTTCTGCCGAGGGAATATCAATATCTTTTATAAATTCTATAACATCCGTTAAAACATCTAAAGCCTCGTCAACGGAATGATACAAAGAAGCAAGGACAACCGGTTGCGGCAGGTTTAGATCTATTGTCGGTATTGGTTCTGCTATTGCAATTAATTTAGCTACTGCATCAGCTCTCTTATCCATCTTAGCAAACCCTAACCACAACCCAAAAAGAATAACAGGCTGCAGTACTGAAACTAAAGGAGGAATAATTCTATTCCATTTTATCCCCTTCATTAACTCCTCGAAATCCTTTTCACTCTTTGGAAGTTTCATATTCGATATCCCGTTAGGATGCATGATATTGCTCCATTGTTAGAATCCTGAGTGGCTTGGATCTTAACGCTTGAATTTGGAGGTATGACAAATTCAAACATCTTAGGTTGCAGACCAATATTATTAACAAGGACTACGAATTTCTCAACAAATAAAGCCTGACCGTCCACAGATACGATATAACTTAAAACCTCACCATCACTAATCCCACTCCAATCAATACCTAACGTTATCCGTGTTAAATAGAAAGCAGAGGGATTAGTATAATCAAGGAGGGTGACAGCGGAAGAGGTGAGAGGATGACTTCCACTCCACCCGTAAATATTACCACCCTTAGCTCTGGAAACTGATTTAGATGCGGCAAGGGTCATGCATAAACACGACCTACAAAGATAGCCGTCTGATCCCTTTCCGCTCCGCTACTGATATTATAACCAGTAATTAAAACAGTTGTATGAGGTGGGAATATTAGGTGCATTGGGAATTGATCGTTTTCGGTAGGTTCTTCGTTTCTGGTACTCATAATAACCACGCCATTAAGAAGAACCTCATACTGTATATCATCGCCCGCTCCCGAACTGTTTTGTATCGCAAGCATTCCTTTTACATATTGCTTTCCAGTTTCAAAAGACAAAAGAGTAGTGGTACTTTGTGGCACCCCTACTTTTCCTCCGTATGCATAGACGTGGTCTCCTAGATAGGTTAGGGTATTACCCGTACCGAGAAACGTGCCAATATTCTTTTTAGCCATTCAAGGAATCACTCGAAATAGAGTGTAACGGATCCAGACGAAGCAGCCATACTACCGCCACCACTAACCTGAATTGCAATCTGTAAATCTATATTGTTAACTCCAGCTATACCGAATGCAACCGGAACGGATTGATATCCTTGTGCGCATGCTGCATCAGCAGTGTCACCAGCTACTCCCCATATGGTGAAGTTCTGTTCCGACATATTAGAACCAAGTAAACGACATACTACCTGTGCGCCTTTTGCATTAAATACATCAAAGGCACAATCGACTCGACTGATCCTAGTTGATCCCTGTGGCACTTGGATATTACCCAAGTTGCTACTGTTCATATTGTCAGTTAAAGAAAAATATTCTTTATCCGTCGGCGTGCTATCAAACGATCTCTGAATAGTTGTTACCATTGTGATTATAATCTAAAGTAAAGTTTAGATCCTCCTAGTTTTAGTTGTGGAAACTGCTTGCGTGCAAATGCTCCTAACAGAGCAATGCCTCCAGCAGTAACTAATGTCTTTCTTCCAACATCAGTACCAATCATACTAATTGCATTAGTTGATAGGGTATTGAATGCGGTTCCCAAATCTCCATCTGTAATATCTTTGATTACACCTTCAACCTTCATCGTGGTTCCGGGTATTGCTCCCGTAACGGTTCTACCAGCGTTTAGATATGCGGCTATTGCTAACCCAGACGCCATACCTGTTACGCTTGGATGTGGAATTGATTTTTTCATAGATCTCCTATTAGTTGTACGAGTGTATGCCCGCCGAGCCGTCTTTCGGATCCCTCCCTTTCGGGTGGAACGCTTTCGCGACTTGGACGAGTCGTACGATTTCTTAGAAATAAGTTTGCCGCTACGGAAATACATCCAGCGACCTTTCTTGTTTTTCTTCCGATAAACGCCGACAGGCATAATCAATTATAGTTTAATCCATTATATAACTATATAGGTAATACAGAAAATATAAATAGCCGACATGCTATGTAGTAATATGGACGAGTCGAATAAAGAGTTGATTAAGCCAGACATTTCTTCACCATTGAAGAAGCGTGATTCCTACCTTTCAGTAAGTGAGGATGATATGACCCTTGTAACTGTTGATCTTGCGGAAGATTGTAAGATTCAGACAGACGGGGGTATAAAAGACGGTGTGAAGGTTACATGCCGTGTAGTTGATACTAAAAACTAC